TTGCGCCATCGGGTGACGTTTCAGGTGCTCACCGCTGGCTTTGACGATCACGGGCAGCCACTGAGAACGTGGTCAGCGCACGCATCAAGTGTCCCGGCTAGGGTCACGCCTATCAGGGCTAAGGAAGGTGATGCGGCTGACGGCATCTTCAGCGTTGGCAGCATCGTTGTTGTTGTGAGATACAGGACGGACATAACGCCAGCGATGCGAGTTGTCTGGCGAAGCACGAACTACGCAATTTCTGGCACACCGATTGATGTCGGCGGCCGGAAAGAAGGGCTTGAGATGCTTTGCATTCTGAGCCCTGGGGCTGGTGACTGATGGCCAAGGCATTCACGATCCGCGTTGACACAAGCGCGGTGAAAAGCCTGTTTGATGCTGTCGAGACTGAGATGTATGCGGCGGCACGGGTAGCTGCTCAAGCCGGGGCACAAGTCCTGTACGACAAGGTGCAGCAGAACGTGTCTTCCATCGGCGTGAAGACCGGCAACCTAAAGAACTCGATCTATCAAGTCTTTGACAAGGAAGCCAGCGTCAAGGTTGGCACCTACCAAGGCAAGGATGCCTACTCGCAGGCCACCTACTCAGTGTCGTGGCGTACAGCAAGAACAGGCACAGGAACCATTGCGCCGCATGGTGCGTTGATCGAATACGGATACCTTCAGCGGTACGCCAGTTACATCAACGACAAAGGCCAGTGGAAGACGGCCATCAGGCCCGAGATGCAAGGCAAGCCCAAGCCCAGGCGGCGGGCGTCACAAGCTGAAAAGGATGCCTACTACGTGCTTAGAAAAGATGGGCCTGTGCAGCATCCTGCGCGGCCTTTCATCCGTTCTGCGGCTTCGTCATTTGACCGTGCGGCCCAAGCGATGACTGCTGCATTCACGGCAGAGCTAAAGCGCAAAGGTGTAGCCAAATGACGCTTGAGACATCGCTCACGACACTGCTAAAGCTGGAATGTTCGCGCGTGTTTCCCGACTTTGCGCCGGTCAACACGACGCGGCCTTATGTCACGTATCAGCACATCGGCGGCAGTGCTCTCAGGTACATGGACGGCAGCGCAGCGGACAAGCGGCACTGCATCGTGCAGGTCAATGTGTGGTCTTCAAAGAAGTCCGAAGCGTTGACGCTTGCAAGGGCTATTGAGGAACGATTGGCGGAGACAAACGTGTTCCAGGCTATTCCGCAAGGCGAGCCAATCGGACAAGCAGAACCTGACTTCGAGATGTACGGAACGATTCAGGACTTTTCGATCATCGCGCTCAGATAACGGGCAACCGCCCAAAGACTGGCCCCGTGGAGCAATCCCCGGGGCCTTTTTCATGCCCGTTTCGGGCATTCCAACCAGCCGCCCACCGAGGCGGCTTTTTTCATCCCGAAAGGCAAATATCATGGCTTACCGTACCTCTGCGGGCGTAGCGTTCTACGTTTCGCAAACCTTCGCTGCGACCAAGGCAGTTTCTGCAGTCACAAACGCCAACCCGGCAGTTGCAACAGCTACGGCACACGGCTACTCCAACGACGACGAACTGCTGTTTGTCTCCGGCTGGGAGCGCGCATCCAACACTGTGTTCCGCGCGGCGAACGTATCTACAAATGCACTGGACTTGTCTGGGCTCAACAGCACCAATACCAACCTGTACGCATCTGGCGCAGGCACAGGCACGTTGTCAAAGATCAGTTCTTGGATTGAGATTCCGCAGGTGCTTGGCATCAGCACCAGCGGCGGCGATGCCAAGAACATTACCGTAAACCCGCTGAAGCTGGTGCAAGGCATCCTGTTGCCAAACGGATTTAATCCGGCGCAGATCACGCTCACTATCGGTTCCGACGAGGCGCTGGCGAACTGGGCAACGCTTCTTGACATTAGCCGCAGCAATACCCTGGTTGCCTTTAAGGCCGTCAAGGGTTCTGGCGCCGCGTCCTACGGCTATGGCTATTTCCAGATGGCGGAAGTTGACCAGCAGGGCGCTGAGCAGGTTGACCAGGTTTCCGCGCAATTCTTGTCCCAAGGCCGAATCATCAAGTACGCCTGATCCGGCCTCTAAGGCCAACCCAGCACCGACTCGGCCGGTGTCTCTTTCTTGGCGGAAAGAGCGCCGGTCGGGCACGGGCATTCTTAATCCGCCAAGGAGCCATCATGGCAAAGATTGTTTTGGGCAAACGCCCCAAGAATTTCAAGAAGACGCTCAAGGTCACGCTGCCCGAGGGCGGCGAAGGCACCATTGAACTGAGTTACATCTACCGCACCCGAACCGAGTTCGGCGCGTTTCTGGATGAGTTGTTCAAAAACGCTGGGGTCAAACCTGAAAGCACGTCTGAAGAAGACGTGAAATTCAGCGTGAAGGAAGCTCTCGAAAGGCTCAGGGACACCAACAGCGACTACATCATGAAGATCGCTGACGGGTGGAATCTGGACGTTGATTTCAGCCGCGACAACGTTGTGCAATTGTGCGACGAACTGCCAGGCGTGGCCTTGGCTGCAATCGACTCCTACCGCCTTGCCGTTACTGAAGGCCGCCTGGGAAACTGATTGAGGCGGCCCAAGCGCTTTATGCCAAAGCCGCCCCCAAAGTTTCAGACGGTGGGTTTGACATTGGCGACTTCTGCGTCATCACGGACGCCGAGGTCTGGCCCGAAAACTGGCGCTCCGTCAATGTCTTCCTTGAGCTTGGCGGGCAGTGGCGCATGGGGCCAGGTGGCCCGATTGCGCTTGACTACACCACGCTCATGATGCGCCTGGACCGCATGCAACTTGACCACGACGAATGGGAGTTGCTGTATGACGATGTTCGCCTGCTTGCTGCAACCGCACTCACCGCAATGAAAGCTGACTGATGGCAACCGAAAACAAGAAGGTTGAGCTACAGTCGGGTTTTGATGCTAGCGGTGTCAAGACTGGCGTCAACGAAGCGAAGGAGGCCATTGGCGACCTTGCGCGCAGTGCTGAGCAGCTTGGTGAACGTGCGTCCAAAGGCCTTGAAAAGATCGGCGCTGGCGCGCAGTCTGGCGCCACGGACACAGAGACGGCGGCAAAGCGCGTTGACGCTGCCACCAAAAACATCATCTCCAGCATTCAGCGCGCCACTGCGCTGAAAACGCCCGGCGCAGAAAAGGGCGGCGCCAGTTTTTTTGAAGCGCTGGCCGACGTGCGCGGCGCTGACAAAAACGCACTGGCCCCGTACATCGCGCAGCTGCGGCAAGCAGAAGAGGCGCAACGCCTGGCCACAAGCGGCCTGGGCAAAATGGAAATGTCGGCTAAGGCCACGACAGCCGCATTGCGCCAAGTCCCAGCGCAGTTCACTGACATCATCGTCAGTCTCCAAGGCGGGCAAGCCCCGCTTACCGTGCTTCTCCAGCAGGGTGGACAACTCAAAGACGTATTTGGAGGGATCGGCCCAGCCGCGCGTGCTTTGGGCGGATATATCGCCGGGCTAGTTAGCCCGCTAACGCTTGCTGCCGGCGCTGCAATTACTTTGGCTGCTGGCTTTTTGAAGGGACAACAGGAACAGCAGGCGTTTGCTCGCACGCTAATTGAGACTGGAAACGCTGCCGGTGTTACCGCTGGGAAGTTGTCAGGCATTGCGGACGCGATTAGTCGCACTGGCGGAACAACTCAAGGTCAGGCCGCAGAAGTTTTGAACAAGATTGCTGCGTCAGGATTGGTTGCTGCTGGCAACCTGCAAAAGTTCACGACGGTTGCAATTGAAATGGAGCGCGCAGGCGGGCAGGCCGCAGTGAAGACTGCTGAAGCGTTTGCCGAACTTGGCAAAGACCCGCTTAGGGCCAGTATCAAGCTCAATGAGAGCATGAACTACCTTACGCAAAGCACATACGAGCAGATCAAAGCTCTTTCAGAGCAAGGGCTCGAAGTAGAAGCGGCCAAGGCCGCACAAGAAGCATTTGCTGATTCTCTAGCAACTCGCGCGCCGCAGATGGAAGCGCAGTTAGGGCTTGTAGAAAAGGCTTGGCGACTCATCAAGGACGCTATTGCAGGGGCAGGAAGCGCAATAGCCCAAATTGGCAGGGCAGACACAGGCAAAGCCGCCATAGCTGCAATTGATGTGGCGATTGATAGATACAAACGCCTTGGCGAAAACAGCGCAGGCGGCATTATTGGCGTGTTTGCGCAAAGCAAGATTAACGATCTTGAACTTGAAAAGCAGGCGTTAGTAGAAATCCAGAGATCGCAAACGGCAATTGCTGCCACAGAAGGAGAGCGCGCCAGGCTTCAAAAGGTACTCATCGACTCCGACAAGGAAGGTCTGCAGTACGCCGACAAAAAGCAGAAGATGCAGCGCGAGCTTACTGAGCTTGTAAACCGCGACTCGCAGCTTGTCAATGCCAACATGCTGAAGCAAGAAACACTTCTTGCGCGCATTGCGGCAGTGCGAGAGAAGTACAAGGAAAAAGGCTCATCGAGCAACGGAAACCGTGACCGCGAAGCAGAAATTGACCTTCTAAACAAGCTGGCCGGCATCACATCCACGTACAACAACGAACTGGCGGTGTTGGACAGGCTGCTTGCCAAGAACGATTTGTCGCAGGAAAAGTACGGCGAAGAAGTACGCAAGCTGGTCGCCCTGCAACCGTTCGCTGTCAAAGCGCAGAAGGAAATTAACGACGGGCTGAAGGCGGAAGAAAAGGCGCTGAAAGATGCGGCTGCCGCCAACGAGAAATACCTGGCCGAGATCAACAAGCGTGTCGATGCGCAGATCAAGGAACGCGGCAATATCGAAGAAGAAATCACGCGGCTGACACTTGGCAAAGAAGCCGAGGAAGAACTGCTGCGTACTCGCTTGCTGTCGCAGGCTGCAGCGCTTGAGGCCATCACTGGCTGGGTAGAGGTCGGTGACCAAGAGGCAGACAGCTATCGACGATTGGCCGAGGAGTTGCGCAAGACTGCAGATGCGCGAGGCAGGCTGGGTGCTGCCATCGCTGAGAAAGAGCGCGGCGAGATTTCAGCCAAAGCGGCAAAGGATGCAGCAGCAGAATGGAAGCGCACCGCTGACCAGATCGAGCAGAGCCTGACCGATGCGCTCATGCGTGGTTTTGAGTCCGGCAAGGACTTCGCCAAAAATCTACGCGACACGCTGACAAACCTGTTCAAGACGATGGTGCTGCGGCCCATCATCCAGGGCATTGTGCAGCCCGTAGCGGGCGGCATCAACAACCTGCTAGGCCAGGGCCAAGGCGGTGCCGCAGGCGCGCTACAGCAGGCGCAGAGCCTGTATGGTCAATTGTCCAGCCTTTACGGCACCGTCAAAGACTACGGCTCGCAAGCGCTGTCGTTCTTTTCAGGTGGCGGCGCATCGGCTGCTGGATTAGGCGGCGCGGCTGCAAGTGCTGGCGGCGGCGTGTCTGCTGGGGCTTTGCTTGGTGACGCAAGCGGCACGGCTGCGGCATCAGCATCGGCCGCAAGTTCTGCGAGCTATGCCAGCATCTATGCAGCAATCATTGTCGCGGCATCTAATGCGGCTGCGCGTGACTTTAAGAACGGATTCAACCAAGACAGCGCACGCAACATCGGCGGCGCGCTAGGCCCGCTGGCGCAGACCACTACAAACCTTGGTGACGTGCTGCGCAAGATCGGCATTAGCAACGAGGCCGCGTCGATCCTGTCTGGCGAGACTCTTGTCAGCAAGTTGTTCGGCAGGGCTGCCCCTCAGGTTGAAGGCCGAAACATTGTCGGCAACATCGGCAGCACAGGATTCGACGGGACTCTGGACATCAGAAGCCGCGAGCGTGGCGGTGTGTTCAGCCGCGACCGCGTTACCACGACCAGCGAAGCCTTGGGCGGCGACATTGACCGCGCCATTGACGAAACCACGGCACAACTGCGCGCTCAGGCCAGGAAGTACGGCGAAGCCCTTGGACTTCCCGTGG